GACAATAAAGAATTTAAAGAGACAGGTTACAACGTAGATGGTACAATCAATAAATCTCAAATGTTAGTAGACATGCACCCAGACGTGGCAACCTTAGTTTGGAAATATGGCAGATGGCATCACATGGTTAATTATAGAAAATTTAAGCAAGAGAATAAGTTGATTCGTAAGCCAGAGTATAATTTTAAAAAAGAAATCAACGAGTATGGAATAAAACTTAATAAAAAAAGCTAACAAATTGACTTAAACTTATTTTTACTCTATAAAAGGTATATATGCCAAAAATAGTAAATAAAAGCGATGAACATACAAGACTTATAATACAATTATCAGGTCTTGGTATTCCGCATGAGCAGATTTGTTCTATTTTAGATATATCTAAACCAACACTTTATAAGTATTATGGCGAAGAACTTGTAAAAGGTAAGGCACAAGCGAATGCAAAAATATCAGAAAATCTTTTTCGTATCGCCACAGGCACAGGACGAGAGGCAGTTACAGCTTGCATTTTTTGGTTGAAAACACAATGTAATTGGACTGAAAAACAAGTATTTGAGGTAACAGATGGTACAGAGCAAGACGACAAGTTTGCAAAACTTATCAGCGACATTCAACGAGCTAAACTCGCAGAAAAAGATAGCGACAATACTTCTCACTGATTGGTATACAAAAGCCAGAAGGAATCAGATTGTTGTTGATCAAGATGAATATAATATAAGTTTATTCTTGGCTGGTCGAGGCTGGGGTAAAACTCTGACTGGTGCCTACGATATAATTCAATATTGTTTGCTAAATTCAAATGTAATTTGTGGTGTGATTGCACCAACATATGGTGATCTGAAAAGAGTTTGTTTTGCTGGTGAATCTGGCTTATTAGGTATATTAGATAAGGGTTTACTAAATGATTCTGGATATAACAAATCAGCAAATGAAATAGAATTTTACAATGGCAGTAAAATAATAGGATTTCCAGCCATTGAGCCTGATCGCTTGCGTGGTGTGCAGTTTCACAGAGTATGGTGTGATGAGTTGGCTTCATGGCGCTATCGTGAAACATTTGATAATTTAATGATGGCATTAAGGCTTGGTGATGCGCCAAAATGTATTATTACAACAACACCTAGACCAACAGAATTAATTAAAGAATTGGCAGTTCGTTCTGATACAAAAATAATAAAGGGAAGTACATTTGATAATGTCGATAATCTAGCGCCATCAGCTATTAAAATGCTAAAAGAAAGATACGAGGGTACAAGATTAGGCAGACAAGAACTATATGCTGAAATTTTAGAAGATATTGAAGGTGCTTTATTTCACTCAAGTAATATTGAACAAAACAGAATAGAGGTTACGCCAGATATGCAAAGAATAGTTGTCGCAATTGATCCAGCTGTTACCAGTAAAAGCAGTTCGGACGAAACTGGCATAATCATAGCTGGACGAGGTACAGACAATCATTTTTATATTTTAGATGATAAATCAGGTATTTTTAGTCCTGATGTATGGATTAAGAGGGCGATAGAGTTGTATTATAAGTTTGAGGCAGATAGAATAGTTTGTGAGGTCAACAATGGTGGAGATTTAATTGAAAAACTTTTACGAGTGCAAGATGTGAATGTACCATATACATCAGTAAGAGCAACACGAGGCAAGATACTTCGTGCAGAACCAATCTCTGCTTTATACGAACAGGGTAAAGTAAAGCATGTTGGATATTTCAAAGAACTTGAAGAGCAAATGTGCAGTTATACGCCAGATACCACAAAATCACCAGACAGGTTAGATGCTCTCGTATGGGCTTTAACACATTTACAATCATCTGGAAACGCAATTTTTAGAATAAGCTGAGGGAAGAATGGGACTATTTGATAGGTTTACCAAGAAAAATGAGCAAATAGAGAAGAAAGAAGCACCAACAGTTATGATTAATAAGATAAATGCTTATCAATCAAAAACAACTAGAAGATACAGAGAATTTGCAAAAGATGGCTACCAAGAAAACTCAATTACTTATCGCTGTATAAATCTTATTGCTGTCAACGCTAGTGCAACAAAAATTGATGTTTTTAGTGGCGATAATTTACTTGATAACCATGAGTTAGTATCTTTATTAAATAGACCAAATCCACTGCAGTCTGGCGTTGAGTATTTTCATAGCATGATAAGTTACTTATTGATAGCTGGTAACTCATACATGTTAAGAGATAAAGAAATTGGTATACCAAAAGAATTATATTTATTAAGACCTGATCGTATTGAAATAAGAGCTGATTCTTCAATGATACCATTTGCTTATAGGTACAAGGTAGACAATAAATTAATCAACGAGTACAAGGTTGATGCTGTTTCTGGATCTTCTCAAATAAAGCATGTAAAGCTTTGGAATCCGCTAGACGATTATTATGGTTTATCGCCTATAGTAGCTGGTGCGTATAATATTGACCAACATAACCTTGCTGGACTGCATAATGTAGGACTTCTAAAAAATGGTTGTACCCCATCTGCGATGCTTAAATTTCAACCGAAAGATGAAACTGGTATGTCAGCAACATTAACTGATGATCAAAGAGCTAGAATATTAGATGACCTTGAGTTTAGGTTTAGGGGCTCAAATAATTCTGGTAGACCAATGTTACTTGAGGGAGATTTTGATTATGTGCAAATGGGATTAAATCCTAAAGACATGGATTTTTTAGAATTGATGAATATGTCGGCTAGAGAGATTGCACTTTGTTTTGGTGTTCCAGCTCAATTAGTCGGTATAGCTGATCAAACATACGCAAATGTAGCTGAAGCAAGATTATCTTTATATGAAGAAACCATAATACCATTGCTAGATAGAATACAAAGCGATCTTAATGAATGGTTAGCACCATTATATGATGGTGATATCTCAATCAAATACGACATAGATTCAATACCAGCCATGGCAGAAAAACGTAAACAAATTTATGCAAATGTCTCACTTGGTGTTCAGCAAGGTATTTTAACAAGAAACGAAGCAAGAGAAAGGCTTGGATTAGAACCCATTGATGGTGGTGATAGTCTACTTGTACCAAGTAATTTATTTCCCCTAGGCGAAGTTGAAGAACTAGCACCAGAACAAGAAAGACCAAAGCCAGTAGATAGCGAGGGTAATGAAAAATATTACGAGCAAGAATGGGAAGATTTATATGGCGATGATGCAGAGGAAAAATACTACAAACCAAAGAAAAAGAAAAAACCAAAAAAAACAAAGGTCATGTTAGACCAAGATGTATTCGATAATGAAGAAGAAGCGCTAGATAGAGCAGAAGAAATAGGTTGCGTTGGCAGTCATACACACCAAACAGAAGATGGCGAAACAGTTTTTATGCCATGCAGAAGCCATGAAGAATATCATAATACAATTGGGATTAAAGCTTTAGAAGATTTAAAACTTGTAGCAACTGATGGCATGATTGAAGAAGCAAAACGTGGGCTTGAATGGCGAAAAGAATTTGGCAGAGGGGGCACACAAGTTGGTACAGCAAGGGCAAACCAGATAATTGCAAAAGAGAATATGTCGCCTGAAACTGTACTGCGTATGTTCTCGTTTTTTTCTCGGCATGAAGTAGATAAACAGGCAGAGGGATTCAACAGAGGCGAGAAAGGGTACCCTAGCGCTGGTAGAATTGCATGGGCTTTATGGGGCGGAGATGCTGGTTTTAGTTGGTCAAAAACAAAGCGCAATCAAATAATGGCAGAGCGTGATGACAAAGGCGATGATCTTGAGTTAAAAGTTGCTGGTTTATCAAAGACTGTAGAAAAGGCATTGCAAGGTAAGGTTGATAAACATAACGAAAAATATGGCGATAAGAAAGGCAAAAGAGTAACTGTTGGAATGCTAGGTAAGGTCTTTAAACGTGGTGTGGGGGCGTTTAGAACGAATCCTCAAAGCGTACGTCCGTCAGTAAATAGCGAAGATCAATGGGCATACGCAAGGGTAAATGCTTTTCTGTTTGCAGTACGTTCTGGAAGATTTAGAAGTGGCAAATTTGACCTTGATTTACTTCCAAAAGATCACCCTATGTCTAGTAAAAAATAGGCAATTCTATGTTTAAATTTGGCGCAAGAAGTACAGAAAAATTACAAGAAGTTCACCCAGATTTACGCCTGATAATGACAGAAGCTATAAAGATTTCACCGATTGATTTTGGTATTACTGAGGGCATGAGAAGTTTAGAAAGAGCTGAACAATTATTAAAAGAAGGTGCCAGTAAGGTAGGCACAAAATCATTACATTGCCAAGGTCGAGCAGTAGATATTGTATGTTATAATAATGGTAAGGTTACTTGGGAACTTGAATATTACGAGGCAGTCGCACAGGTTGTTGGAGAAATAGTAGAGATAACAGCAATACCGATACGCTGGGGTGGAAGCTGGAAAACAAATGTATTTGTTCTTAATCGTGATATGAATTTTATTGACGCAGTACATTTTGAATTGGGAAAATAAATGGCAACACAAAGAGAAATTAAACTACATTATGCTGTTGTTGCAGAACTTGGTTGTATAATTTGTAACAAAATGGGCTACCCAGATACACCAGCCGAAATTCACCATATAAAAAATGGATCGGGAATTGGTAAAAAAACACATTACCTAGATTCAATACCTTTATGTCCATATCATCATAGAACAAGTAACGAATCATATCATTACAGCCCAAAAGCATTTACAGAGAAATGGGGAACTCAACAAGAGTTAGCTCAAGAAACTAAGGATATGCTTTATGGCAGACAGAATTAAAATAAGCAGAAGAAAAGAGTATAGAGAGCAAGTAAGACTTTATAATAATCTTTCTAAAAATCTCAATGCAAAACTAAAAAGACTTTTTGCGAAAACAGCTAGACAAGCACAAAGCGAATATATACAAAACAAAGATATGTTTTATTATTTTTTAGAAGCCTTTTCTGATCAATTATATAAAATATTAGAAAGTCATTATAGAAATGTAATAACAATCGTTGGTGAAAAAGCACAAACACAAAGACAAAAGCAAGATGATGAAATAGACGAAGTATCTAAAATATACATTGCAACTGTTTTAGCAACAAAGGTTACACAAATAACTGAAACAACCAGAAAACAAATAAAAGATACAATATCTAGAGCAATTGCTGGTAAAATTGTTATTGATGGTATAGCACAAACATCAATTCCGCAAATTGCTTCATTAATACAAAAAAATAAAGCTTTTTCTAATTTTAGAGCAACACGAATCGCTAGAACAGAAACACATTCAACAATGAATCTTGCCAATTTTGAAGTGTCAAAAAAACTTAATTTAAAAAAACCAGTCAAACAATGGAATAGTGCATTAGATGAGAGAGCAAGATCATGGCACAGAGAAATGAACGATTCAAAACCAGTTCCAATTGACGAAATGTTTATTGTCAATACACCTGTAGGCAAGGGTTATTTTGAGCCAAGACCAATGCGATTTACTGGAGATTATGAGCTGGGGGGTGCAGCAAATGTAATAAATTGTCGCTGTTTTACGCTATATTATGACAGCGAAGATGAAATAATAGAGTAACCTTATATAAATCAATAACTTAAATCTATAAGAAAAGTATATATATATCTTGATTATATATACCAATTTGATATCATTAAATTGTACTAACGATAAAACGAGGTGAAAACAATGGATCAAGATACAAAAAAAGCAATACAAGAATTTAAAAAAGGTATGATTCACGCTATTAGATACTACAAAGATAATGACAAGAGTATTAATTTTAATGAAGGATATGATTTTTATGAAGAATTTTTAGAGGAATTGTATTCACATAATGGGAATAACATATATACCCAAGAGAATTCACAATTTTTTATAGAAGATAAGTAAATTAAAGGGGAGCAGAAATGCTCCCTGCTGATAGTGAGGTGTGTACCTTGCCTGAAGATTGCAAAAGCATGAAATCAGTAAACAAAAACTTCAGGAGATATAAATGTTATTTGAGGAAAAAATTTTAAAATATGAGCCACATGGTTGCGAATATACAATGGAAGATAATACTTTATTTTATAGACATGACGATACTGAAGAATGGATCGAAGTGATGTTAGAACATTGTATTGCAGAAGGTGAAGATTATTACGAGGTTTTTATGTATTTTGGTAAAGATAAATACTTTAGAACTAATTATCTAAATCAATCAGAAGAAGGAGTTAAAATATGAAACTTATAACAAAAGCACAATGGGAGAAATTACGTGCGAACGATAAAAGACTTAAAGAAAACAAAATGTTATCTATAAGAGACGAAAAGGTAGTTGTAAAATTATTTAATCCATACGGTATTGGTAAATGGTATATTTTTTCTGTTGATGAAAATGATGTTTGCTTTGGAATTGCAGAACTTCATCACAGAGAATATGGCGATTTTAGTTTACAAGAGTTGGTAGACTTAAGAGTACCCCCATTTAACATGCCTATTGAGCGTGATAGATACTACGAAACACAAACATTTCGTGAGGTAGAACAACAAGCAAGATAAGTATATTATATATATACTTGCTATTTGGTGTAGAGTTTGCGCTAATTCTCTGCACCTTTTTTTTGCTTGTAATCATAGTTATATTATTGCTATCATAAAGGAACTTTTACTTGACAAGGATTTTTAATTATGTCTACTGAAGAAGTAAGCATTATACATGACACGCTTGACTTTGAATGCGACTACAAAGGAATAGAAACTGAAGAAGATGGTAGCTTTGAAGGTTATGCTTCTGTATTTAACAATAAAGATTTAGGAAATGATGTAATCAAACAAGGCGCATTTACTAAGTCGATCTACGACAAAAAACCACGCCAAATAAAACTTTTATACCAACACAAAACTGACGAACCTAT